CCGGACGGGTGTTCCGTGGGCGGAAATACGGTTGACAGTCTCCTATGCAATCCGGCATATATCGGGCGGTATGTTTGGCAAGCGTACAAAACGGTCACGGTATACGAAAACGGAGCGAAGGTAAAACGGCGGCAGAAAAACCCGAACCCAATTGTGATTGAGGACGCATTTCCGCCCATCATCAGCCGGGAGACGTGGGAGCGGGTGAGGGAGATTTACAGGCGGCGGGCCACGCCCAAAGTGAACGCCGGATCGGACCTGAAAAACCCTCTTGCGGGGCTGGTTCGGTGCGCCGTATGCGGGCGGACGCTCATCCGCATATCCGGCCACGGTCATGACATATTGATGTGCCCACGGCGGAGGGAGTGCCCTACAAAATCAATACCAATGTACAGGGCAGAGGAAGCCATTTTGGAGGGGTTGCAGGGCTGGACGGTCAAATATACCACCCCACCACCAAAGGAGGCAAAAACGGCCCCAGAACTATCTGTAATAGTACAACAAATCGAAAAGCTGGAAGCCCAACTAAAGCGGGCGTTTGAGCTGGTGGAGACGGGGGTATATACGCCGCAGATTTTTGTGGAGCGGAGGGACGCATTACAGGCGAAAATCGCCACACTGGACAGGCGGGTGCAGGAAATGAAAACCGCCCCCACGGTGGAGGACGGAATATTAAAGTGCCTGCCATATGCGCGCCACGTCATTGACGCTTATCAGCTTGCGGAGACGGTAGCGGAAAAAAACGAATTGTTGAAAAGCATTGTGGATCATGTGGAATACGCCAGAGAGGAAGAGACGGCCCCGGAATTTACCATATATCCCCGGATTATGCCGGAATAGGTTTAGCATCAACACGATTATGAATATAACTGTTGATGCTAAATGTAATTCGGTGCATTATAAATCAATAATGCAGATGCAAAAAAAGAACGACCCGTGATTATTGATTTCACGGGCCGTTTTTGCTTTGGTCTTATTTTAGGGCTTCGGTCAGTAGCTTCTCGGAGTAGGCTCGGAGGGTCGTTCCTGCCTCCGCCGCTCCAATTTTCAGCTTCGCACCGATTGCGGCGGGGATCTGAATGTGAAGCACTACCAATTCATCATCCTCGCTCGGCATTCCGAAAATCTCGCCGTATTCGTCGGCGGTGAGGTGTTCCTCTGCCCACTCCCGGGCCGTGCCGAAAGTTAACGGAATGATTTCCTCGCCGCCGCTCCAACTATTGTCACCCAGGGAGCGGGAATATCTGGACATCGGCCCGCCCTCGCCGTAGAGGAAGAACTCGCCCGTGCGCTTCTGGTAGAGCTCTTCATACCAGTACGAGAAATCACGGGGCCCCACGGGGGACGAATCGGAACCCAGCTTCTTTGCGGTGTCGGTGTCGTACAGCTTGCCTTTGATAATCTTCTTCATGGTTTATCTTCCTTTCTGCCCTGCCATCATCGGCACCCGTGGGGCGGTTCGGGTGGACGGCCCGGAGGCCGTTTCGGCTCATACCCTTTTGACAACTGCATATGGGTATTTGACTGTATCCATGCAAGTAGCCTGTGCACCGATCATGTACTCCTGCCCACGCTCTGTTAGCTGTTTCCGTTTGGGAGTGCGCTCCTCCCAACAAATATGCCCCCCATTGGTGCGCTGGTAGTCCTTAGCCTCTTCTTTGGTCTCGAATCCTTGGATGTGCCACATAGTCATTCCTCCTTTTCTTCTTGCGGGTCTCCCGCGACCCCCGAATGGGTTTCGGCCCGTGACCAGCGGGCCATCATCAGGCGGGTTAGGCCTCCTCGTCTACGTAATGGGTGTACACGACGGTTTCGTCCTCGTCTCTGACCTCCCAGCTCATGGTTGCGGGGAGCGTATGCTCGGCAGTTTCAATCGCTTCTTCTGCGGTATCGTAGGGGGTGGTCTTGCGCTCCAATTCAGTCACGATGTAATACATGTTCCCTTCCTCCTTCTGCCGGGGTTTTGCCGCCCCTTAAAAATCTCTGATCTCGTCCACGCAGAACGGGTCATTGTAGGTCTCGTCAATCACGGCGATATAGGCTTCACGGTTGCCGTCATTGCGCCACGCCTTGACCATCTCAATGGCCTCGGCCTTGTCGAAGCTCCCGGTTCCCCAGTCCTGATCCTCGTTGTCCCTCAGCGCGGCGTACCAAATTTTCTGATTGGTCATTTTCGTGTCCTCCTTACTGTCTCCTTTGTTGTACCTATATTATACACTATACTTTGTACAAAGTCAACAGATAATTGGAAAAAGTACAAATTTAACATAAAAAATGGCATAAAAAAAGAGGGGCCACGAAGGCCCCTTGAATCAATCGCCCAGTTCGGGCAGACCCGCCACGCTGGTGAGCAGGGAGAGCACGGCGGCAGTAGCCGCAACGGACAGCACGCCGGACCAGTCCACCTCGACGATGCCCACCAGTTCACCGCCAATCAAGCCGCAAGCCGTTTGAGCGAAGGTCTTAATCGCTCGGATTCCCGCCGCCTTAAACCACGTCCAGAAATCAACCTTCATTTCGATTCTCCTTTCAAATCTCGCACTTCATGCTGTAATTCAGATACAAACCCTTCGAGTTTGTACGTCCGCTCAATCAGATTGTTGTGTTTTTCCACCCGCCGGGTGAGTTCGTCTATTTTCGCATCAGTCACCGCCTGATGTTTTTCGAGCTGTGCCCGCTGGTCTGTGCGATTGCGGCTCCCTATCAGCCATTGAGCCAGGATTCCACAACCGCCAGTAATAAGGGCCACAATTATTGCTTCGCTCATACCGTCACCACCTTCGCATATTTGCCGGAGACCCAGCCGTTGCGGTTTTTGTAGTCCACCAAATGCCATCCATTGATAGACTGCCCGCCATAGGCCAGCTGTGTCCCGGCAGTGACGGCTCCCAGCTTCGCCCCGCTGGTGTTGGGTGCAGTACGCACCCAGCAGGAGCCGCCCTGGATCAGTACGACCTTCCGCCCGGTGGTGGTGGTGGGCTTCTCCGGCTCCGGTGTGGCGGGGGCGGAGTATTTGCCGTAGCTGATACACGTCTCGGTGTGGCCCTTGACGGCAGTAACCAGTATATCCCCGGGACGGAGATAGTCAGACGAGCGGGTGTACTTCTCCCCGGTCAGTTCTTCAAACTGCCCCGTTGCCATGAGGGCGGACGCCTCGGTGGAAGTGTCGAAGTTGCGCACATCAATTCCGGCGGCGGCACAGCAGACACGCACAAGAGCGGAACAATCCGTCTCGCAAGGGACGACAACCTTCGCAACGTCAAACCCGACCTTCTGCGCCTCGGAGTAAAGGGTGAGCCTTTGCCATTGGTCATAGCCGATTTTTGGATTGTCGCAGGCCGCTTTTGCCGCCTGTGCTATCACAAGGCCCTTTTCAGGGTCAAGCGGGCGAAATACCCGCCAGCCCTTAGAGTGGATGTAATAGGGCCGGACGGACAATTCGTTCCCGGTCTGGTCGCCAGCTTTGCCGCCATGCGCCCCGCCTTTTTCATCGCCGTGGGCAGATGCCAAATATACAGCCATTATTCAACGCTCCTTTCGGTGAGGGTCAAGTCTGCAATTACGGGATAGTGGTCACTGTACAATAGCGGATGCCAATTCTCCAACACTTCCAGACGGTTGATAATGACGTTGTTCGATACCGCCACAATATCAATTGAGTACAGCACACCAGCGTCAAGGCACGAGTAAATCCAGCCCATCTCCCCGCCGTTTGCCAGCGTATAGCCATACGTGCTTGCGGCGGTCTGAAGGTTGGTTTTGTCGGTGGCGGTGGTGCAGTTTGCGTCAAACATGACCACAACGTGGGAGTGTGTCGGGGCTTCCCTCGCCTCGCCCGAATGATAGTCGTTCAGCGTGATTTGGCCTTTCGCCCACCGGAACGCCTCGACAAACTGTGTGTTCCGGGCGGCGATAGATGCGGCGGATTCGCCATCATTGCCTTGATACCGCCACGGGCAATGATGGGATAGGATCAGCACGTTATAATTGCCCACGGTCAAAACGCCGTATCGAATGTTTTGACCCGTGGAGGCCACCACCACGCCCGTATCGTGCATCTGCCGTTTGGAGCGGATCACGACATCCGCAACGCCTGCCGCATTGGGGTATTGCGGGAACCATACGTATCCGTTGGAGGTTTTCGCTCCTGCCGAATCAATATGATCTTTTTCTTCCTGTAATCCTATCACGTCCGGGTTGACCGTGCGAAGGAGCTTTCGGAGGTTATAAAGGTTTTTGTCGGGTAGATAAACGCTCGTGTCATGCGTATATCCGGCGATATTGTACTGCATGACCCGCAAGGTTTCCCCGGTGTTCTCGCCGCTTGCGGTTTGGGGAGCGGGGGTGAACGTCTCGGAGACGGTCTTTCCATCAATGGAGTTTCGCCGCATGACATCCTTGATTGTGACGGGCACAATACTCGCCGTCAGGGTGGTGTCGTTCCTCCGGCTCAAACGCACATATGCCGCATTGTCGGGGAGGCTCAAAATGGTGGTGGTGTTTCTGTTCCACGTCAGCGGCCCCAGATAGTTTTTATTTGCGTCATAGTAGGCATTATAAATTCCGGCAGAGGGCCCAACCGCCACAATTTTGAGGGAGCCGTATTCAGGATCAACGGGGACGAAATCGCACGAACTCCACGCCGCATCATCCGTCCCAATCTCGCCCGTGTTTTGATTGACATACGTCCCAGTCGTCCACGTCAGGGCCGGGAAGGGGTAGACGTACCCGGTCACAGCCGGGAGAGCGTTTATCACGTTTGTATAGTCAGGCGGGATAGTCTGCACAGCCGCCTCAACCGCCGCTATGAGCGCGTCAATGTCGGTCAGCGTTTCGGAGGGAACCACGCTCGACCCGGTGCTGGTGGCCTGGACAGTATACACCCCGGCGAAAACGGTTGTCACCGAAGAACCGGACGTGACCTTGATGTATATTCCGATAGGGCCGGGGACGGAAAGACAATTTGCCGGGAGGGTCGCAATGGCCTTATTGCCCTCAATCGTGCCCAGAAAAGAGACGGTCACGCCGTCCGCCCGAATTACATTGCAGGAGACGGAGCCGGACGGGGAATAGGCCACGCCGTCATTGTACAGGGCCACGCCGATGGTGCACGAATCATTATCCCCGGTGAAGGTCATGCCATCATCATGCCGCATTTTGATAGGCTTTGTAATGTCCTGCTCAAAGAGCCATTTGAAAACCGCCATACTCATTCACCCCCTTGTTTCATCTCAATAACTTCATGCCCAGCGGCCCGGAGCTGGTTTTTCAAATCCTCGATGCACTGGTCACGGCTTTTAATGTCGTTCCCAATTGCCGCCCGGAGATTCACCAGCTTTTGAACCATCTGCGAAACCATACTGCAAGCCGCTATATACTGCCCAGAGGCCACGGCCTTTATGGTATCGTTCAGGTCAGATAAAAGGGTATCGACCAACTGTTCATTTGTGTACAAACATTCACCCCCATTAGTACCCCAGATAATGTAACGTGGTATCGGTGTATCCAGTCACGAGCCGCCCGGAAACTATGTTCTGTGAGCTGTCAAGAAACTGGTGTTCGCTCGTGAGGGTACAGGATCGGGCCGTGTAGCTTTTCCAGTATACCGCCGTTTGCCCCACATACAATTCACCGCTCCCAACCGAAATTGAGCCATTGGGCAGAATGTTTAGGTTCCCTATATCGCAATAGTTCGCCCAAATCTTTGTTGCCCTCGTGCGCCCGGTTACAAGGTTGTCGAAGTTCGCATCCATTGCGGACAGTTTACCGGAGAGAAGGACGTTCCCCGCATCAATCAAGACGTTATCAGCGGAGATTGTCGCACTGCTCCCGGCTTGCGTAATAGCCAGCGTGATAGCCGCCGCCTTTATGCCGTTGCCGTCCACCACAAGGGCGATGCGATCCTTGTTTTGTTGGACGTTGCTCCACATCTGCGAAGAGCCGGAGGCAAAGACAGGATTCCCGTTTGCGTCTGTCTGGATACTGCCATCGGGGTTCAGGACAACCCCGCTCCCGGTTACAATGGAGGAAATGCGGTCAGAGGAAATTCCGATAGCCGCATAGGCCAACAGGAGATTTTCGTCTGTGTGCTCCAAATCCCTCTGCCATGCCCTTAGTCCTATCTGGTACTGGTTCGCCTGTACTTGCGTCTCGAACTCGTATATGCGGTTATCTTCTGCGCCTTGCTTCCCGCCACGAAGTCCACCGCCGCCACCACCACCAGCGGCTTTTTTCGTTTCCCGCTGGATATAGATTATATTGGGGATATACGAGCCAATTGTGACCTGCGTTGCAGTGGGGTCAAGCAGATTGACGGTCAAGCGGATAATGCCCAGCCGCAAGTGTTCACCCGTGGGACGCACGTCCACAAACGCCTCATCATGTAGGCGGATCGGTTCATCCGCATAGCCCAGCTTGTACAGGTCGCGAATTTGACAGTCTATCGATACCTCCGGCGAAACGCTGGTGAGAAGAACCTCCCATGCCTTTTGAAGAAGGGTTTCAGCGTCCTTTATGTCGGAGTTTTGATAGTACCCGAAACGGTTCCGCCCATTCCTGCCGTAAATGGCTTTTGCCGTGGGGTTCTCAACATATGCTTGTCCGGCTGGTTTGTTTACCGGGTCGCCGTCATCCGTTGACCAAACCACATCCGCAAAGGTCAACGCTTCGGTGTCATCCCCGGAGGTATTCGCCACCCGTCCGCCGTATCCGTATATGGCTGTTATGACGTTGGTGTCGTCCCACGTTACGCCCATTTCGTCAGCGTTTTTGTCAAGGGATAGCCGGAGGCCCCGAAAAACAGGTTCGGCGGGCGTTATATCCAGATACCGGCCCGTGACACTTATTGCGTTGAACTCCACACGGGGGGTCACATAGACGTTCCAATTCTGCTCAATGGTTCGGATGCCTTGCCATACGCTCCCCATTGAGACATCCCCGGAGGATGTTCCGCCGCTGGTGGTGTCCGTCCCTACGCTCCATAGTGTCCCGGTGAGGATTTGAGCAAGGGCCGCGCTTGCGGTCAGGTCGGTAAATTCCGCCTTGGGCAAATGCTCGTCCGACAGTTCGGAAATTACGATGTGCTCCGCCGTTATCTCTTGATAGTGGTCAGGTTCGTATGTTCTCACCTTGCGGATTTCAAACGGTTGGAGAACGCCCAGTTCATCCACAAAAGCGATTCGCTGTCCCTGCTGGATGCGCTTATCAGGATCAAAGGGGAAAAGGGCTTGCAGGCTCATTTCCTCCACAGTCCAATTTGCGCTCTCCGCATCGGAGCGGGTGAAAAGGCGGGTATCGCTGGTGTCGAAAAAAAGAAACTCCATTTACTCCCACCTTTCCCGCCATTTCACTGTCCCAGCTCCCTCTATGGTTTGCGTGCCAGTCCGGGGGAGAAGGAACGAGGAATTGAACTCGTATTTGTCCATGATGGACGTACCATTGACCGCCGCCGTCTGCTTATTGAGATCAATAACCATTGCGCCGGAGGGGATGGAAATGAACTGCATGGATTCGGTGCCGTTGGTGTATTCCTGCCCATACGCCGTTGATGCGAATGTGTTTTCAATCCGCATCAGGGGCGTGGCGTCTCCCAGCACGGTAAAGGACGTTCCGCACGCCGCGCTTTTCTCGGCAATGTCTGTCCAATAGGGATTGTCATACGTTGAGAATACTATGCGGAGTTTCGATTCCCACCACTGCCGGAGAGAGGGTTCCGGAAGGGCCGTACAAATGGCTTCCAGATACACGCCCTCATGATTCGGGAGCATCAAGCGTTTTGGCGTTTCGCTTCTCGCCCATTTGGTGATAGCCCTTAGCTGGTATTGACGGATGGTTCGATCATCGGTGAGAAGCGCAAACTCTATTGTGACCGTCCGGCTCCCGCCAGTCAGCCGCACAAAATCAGCGCCCCATGATATAGGGCGCTGTCTTGCAACGGGGGTCATCGAGATGGGGGAGACCCGAATATCTACGATTTTTACCGGGGCCACAAGGTCAAGGTCTACGCCGTTGAAAATTATCATCCTTGCCACCCGCTCCTTTCAAGTGCCCGGAGGCTGTTACCCTGCTGCGCAGATAGGACACTCCCCACCACACGCCCGTCAAGGTAGACATTCCCGCCAGGTTTAATGTTGTCACGCATGACGCCGCCCATCGCTTCATAGTCAATGGTATTCGCAATGCTGTTTCCGCCGTTTTTGAAGTCCCTCCAAACACGGGCTTCCTCGGCGGTCAGGATGGATTCGCCTTCGTGCAGTTTGGCCAAATAATTGTCAAACGGCACATAATCAAGGCCGTTAGCGTGTGAGCCGTTGATTATAAAACGAGGCCCCAGAATCCCGCCCAGGTTTGTGTCAAATCCGGCAAGCACAGTGTTCAAGGCTTCTACCTGTGTCTGTACAGAGGGGATTTGCGCCGCTATGCCGTCCGCAATGCCTTTGACCGTCTGCTCCATAGCGTTTTCCGCTGTGTGGTAGACGTTCAAACCTTCCGCCGCCGCTTGTGCCGCATCAACAAGCGTTTGAAACTCTTCATCGGCATTTAGTTTGGTGGAGGTCATCGAATCGGTGAGGGTTTTACGTGCATCCGCTACCGCTTGCCATTTCTCGTTGAGTTTGTCAACGTCCTCCCCACTTGCGCCAGCCATTACACGAAGGTAGTCATAGCTTTCTTGGCTTCCGTCCGCAAGGGAAGCAAGCATATCAGCGTCAAAGCCTTTCGCCTGCGCCTGTGCCAAATAGGTGTTGTACTCTTCCAGATACTTTAATTGGCTGTCAAGCGCAGAGGCCATGTTCTGTATGGAAGGCACGGCAGATTCCCCGGCAAGCCTCAATTCAAGTTCAGAATCGGATAAATCCTTAAATTCATCTTTCAGATCACGGGCTTCACGCATTGCTTTCTGCGCCGGGGTCTCGATGGATTCAAACCCCTTCACCACAGACTTGATACTGGATGCGCTTTCCTCTTTGACCTTGGTGTAATACTGTGATACCGCATCAAGGGCGGACGTGGTATCGGTCAAGGCTTTTTGCAGGGAGGTAAGGGCTTCTTGGTCGCCGTCTGCGGCACGTTCAAGAGCGTTCAGGGCTTCGGTGGATTCCTTCGCGGCCTGTTCTTCCTCGCCGTATTGAGCTATTAGGCCATCCTTCATATCTTGGAGGTTTTGGACTGCCGCCGCATTAGCTTCAACCTGTGCCTGATAATTCTTTTCCGCTACACTTTGCGCCGCTATGGCCTGTTGGTATTCGTTCCAAAGATCAAGGATTTCTTGCTTGTTCTCCCTGCCCTTATACCGGAAGTTTCCGTTGCCGTCAATGCCAATATTGGGAGTTATCGCGTCAATACCGCCGTATTTCTCAAACTGCTCCCGCAGACGTTTTACTCTCTGTTCTGCGGCGATGCGGTCAAGGTCAAACATGTATTCCTGCGCCCGGATTTCGTTTAGTGCGTCCTCCTTGGCGTAGTAGGCTTTCCAATGGGCCAGCTTTTCTTGGCCAGTCCGCCATGCCTCAACGTATTCGCTTATAGCAGATACGCCGCCTTTGACCTCGCCCGTCTCGGTGTTGATTATTTCGTTCAAGCCGGGAATGGTTTGAACCAGCCGTTTGCAGACTTCAAGCCATTGCGCCTGCGCGTCCGCTATATCATCGGTTTCGTACCCCAGCGCTTTGAGATATTGTTCCGCCGTGCTGGTTTCTCCGTTCAAACCCTCAAACAGGCCGGAGTATTGTGTGCCGTCCAGACCCGGCAGGCCCTCGGCCAGCTTGGCAAGCAGGGTGTCCCAGCCCTCGGCGGATTCGGGGTTCAGAGCGTTTGCGCCCGCCGCCATTTCTTCCAGCCATGCCTTTGTCCCTTCCGCATCTTTGCCCGTCAAGGCTTGCAAGGATTGCATATCGGAGGATAAGGCGTTCAGGAGTTCCTTCCACGCCTCCGCCCGGTCTGTATTGGGATCGGTGCCGCTCAACGCATCCGCAAGGGAGGAAATACCGCCCGTGACGTTGGTAAAAGAGATTCCGCCCACGTCTTTCAGGGTTCCCAGTAAGGCTTTCCAGTTTGATACGGAGGTTTCAGGGGACAGGGCATTAAAGCCCTTCGCCATCTCTTCTATCACGCCAGCCGCCGTTGAGCCATTCGCAAGGGCGGTTATTGCCGCTCCCGCATCGGTGCCCAATACGCCGAGCATCTTTTTCCAGAGGCCAGGATACTCGCCGCCCAAATCATCTGCCGCATTCGCCGCCGCAGATAGGAAAGCCGCCGTCTGTCCATCATCGGATAAAGCCGCATCCACGGCACCCGGCAAGCCGTCACCGATAGCCGTCAACAGGGTTTTCCATTGCTCTGGACTGCCGCCCAATTGCGTGGAGGCCGCATCGGCAATAGCGGAGATTGTGCCGGAATAGTCGCCCGTCTTTGCCTTTTCGAGCGCAGAATCCAGCCCGGTGAGTTTGGAGGTCAGGTCGCCCACGAAAGCGGTCAAGCTGGTGGAGGTGATAGACTTCCCGCCGATTTCGTCCAGTACCGCAATCAGGGCGTTTGCTTCGTCCGCCGTTTTCTGGATTTCCGCCAGTTTTGCCCCGGTTTTAAGGTCAATGTCGGCGAAGTCGTCAAGCACAGTACGGGGGGCGGTTTGCGTCAATGCGGAGATCATGCCGTTAATGCCCGAAACCACATCATTGACAATTGGGATAATGACATTGCCCACGCTGGTTTTCAGGGATGCGATATTGGTTTCCAGCATCCGGACGGCATTGGCGTATCCGTCAGAAGTCCGGGCGAAATCACCCTGTGCATCGGAGGTAGCCTGCATCAGGTATTGATACCGGAGCATGGTTTGTTCACCCTGCGACATGGAGTTAAAAGCCTTTGTGATTCCCTGTGTAAGGGCGAAGGCCTCCAAATTCGCCACGGACATATTGATGCCCAATTGTTTGAGGGGTTCCGTCTCGCCGGAGATGCCGCTCCGGATTTTTTGAAACGCCTCCTCGAAATCCAGATTGTAGAACGATGCCATGTCAGCGGCAAGCCCTGCAAGGTCGGTTGACATCTCCACAATTTCAGGCCCCGCCATCCCGGCAGATTTCATCATTGCCCCCAGAGTGGAGGTGAACCGCTTGGCCTGTGTCTCCGTCAACCCGAATTGCGTCCCGGCCTTTTTCGCCCATGCCTCAATCTTGTTTGCACCCTCGCCGAATGTAACATCGACAACGTTCTGCACTTCTTCAAGGTCAGATGCCGCCTGAATCGCCTGTTTGCCCCAGTCAAGCAGGGTTTTCCCGACCTTCGCCGCCACAGCCGCCGCCGAAATTTTCTTGAACATCGAAGTGAATTTATCTTCGATGCCCCCGGTACTTTCACCCGCCGCCTTATCCCATTTCTTGCCTTCACGCTCAATTGCGCCAGTGGTATCACTCAACGCTTGTTTGAGCTTTTTGTTTGATGCGTCTATTTCAAAAACGACCTGTCCGTCAGGCATTTTTCTTTTCACTTCCTTCCGCCCATGCAAGCAGACCCGCAAATACTGATTTCACGCCCTGCGCATATGCCCGGTCTCGTTCATCTTCGCTCATTTCCAGCGCACACGCCGCTTTGGCCTTCGCCAGCCATTCACGTTCTGCCTGATTGTATTTTGTGGCGGGGGGCATTTCCCTCGCCCGGATTCCCAGCACTTCGCTGTATCGGCTCCCCTCGGGGAGAGCAGACAGAAGGGCTTGAAATTCCGTCCAGTGCACATTATCCCTGTATAGGTCTATCCCGTAAGCTTGACGAAATGCGGCCCGAATCATATCTGCATCCTGTTCAAAGCTGGTGAGCCGTTTCCCGTCCGCTTTACGATTCGCCGGGAATAGCAGTTTCCGCAATTCGTCCAGTACGGCCCCGCCCCGTTTGGGCGGTCTACGCATAACACATTTCAGGGCCAGATATTCCCGGGCGGTTGGTATGAGGTCATCCCGTGACAGTATTTCGATCATGCGGAGGACGTTCCGAAAATCAAGGTCAAGGCGGTATGTTTTGCCGTCAACCGTCACGCAATCGGGGAGACGTTCATAAAGTTTCATTTTAGCTTTTTCTGCGCCTTTGCAATCAGGCCCGCCAGCCTATCCCGGAAATACTGACCGCAGATATTTATAATGCACGCCACATCATCATGATAAAATTCGGCAAGGGCTTTGGCCTGCTCCGCTCCGAAAATCACTCCGGCGAAATATCCGGCGATTTCACTTTGTTCAGCCTCCGGCATATCCTCGGTTATGGTTTTCAAACGCCTCTGCGCTTCGTTCAGGCCCGCCACCATTCGCATGGGGTCGCCGTCAACACGCAATTCAAGGCGTTCATCGCCCTCGGTGATCCTCACTTTATCATGGATGCGATTTAACGAAATTTTGAACATAGCAGTCAACCTCCTACAAAAAAGGGGGAGGGGTTTCCCCCTCCCGCAAGGTCACTTATTCGGCATCGGTCACGGTGGGCTTGCCGTTGAAAAGCAGGGTGCAACCGAAGGCGTTCACGTCAAGGGTCTGACCGCCGAAGCTGGTCACATTGCCGATGGTAGCATCACAAATGATCTGCTTGCCCTCCGCAATGATCTTGACGCTGGTGTTCCGGTCAGTGCCCAGAGCGAACTGCTTGGAGGCGATATAGTCCTGCGCCGCATCGCCCACAATGCGCCTGCCGGAGACCTCGATCTGCGGAGCGCCGCCAGTGGTCTCGTTATGGGCGAAGCCCTCACCGCAGAGGAAAAAATACTGCTGGTTCTGCTCATTGGGCGTGAAGGTCATGCTCTCAATGCCCTTGCACAGCTTCGCATAAGTCCACGTTCCGGCCTCGCTCCCGGTGCCGGGGGTGAACTCGGTGCCCACATAAATCTCATTTGCCCAAACAGGATTCATAACTCAATCCCCTTTCTGGTAGTATTTGACTGACAGCGCAGAAGCCATCAGCCATTCGTTGTTGTCCTCACGCCCTATGACTTGGGGGAGGGTATAATTGGATATGTCCACAATCTCCCATCGGTCTCCCGTGGGATAGGTGGTGGCCCTCGTTAGCGTGGAGTGGATGCTATTGAGCGTATCGGACAGTATTTTCAGGTCATAGTGTTTGCCGTTTATGGCAATGTCCAGCGGGGTGTATGTGTTTTTATCCATATACACTTCCTCAACGGACGTTGGCCCCACCTCGCACGTTATGCCGATTCCCGTTGGCAATGCGCCCCGTGTCACGGTGGCGAAGGGGGACGTGGCGTTCATTAGTCCAATGACCGCTTCCACAACCTCGTTAATTACGCTTGTTCCGCTCATTTGCTCATCTCCACAGGGCGTTGAGCCTGTTTAATCCATTGGTTCAAGTGACGTTTTTTAGCAACCTCGCACCAACGCCATGAGGCGTTAGGGTTCACGGTTTTGTAGGCCGTTCGAATCTCCCAGTATTGCGGCCTTGCATACGGAGTTTGCCATATCAGTTTGCCGTTTTTTAGGTCAGAATGAACCAGGGAGGACGCTATGAGCGTCCCCGTGTCCTCTTTGCAATACTGGTTGCAGTCGTTCAAAATCTCGGAGGAAAGTTCCTCCAAATTGGCATTGAACGTGTCCATGATTTTCGCCATTACCTTTTCCTTGGCGACGTTTATTTTGACTGCCATCAAATCACCGCCTTTAATACATCGAGATTTCCCAATGGTGCAAACGGTCGGTGTCGTCTCGCAGTCCGTCACAGGCGGCAACGGTATAGGTCACGCCCCGGATTATTACTCGCATATCCCCGCCCAGATTGTGGGCTTGTTCCAGCAATGCCCGCCAGTCAAGGGCGGGGGAACTGATACGAGCGTCCACAAAAAGGACGGCGGATAGCTGTTGATCCGTGTTGGACGTGGTTTTGACAATGCGTTCCGTTGGCTGGATGTGCACCCGCTTGACGGTGTACTCTGTGTAAGTCTGGTTTTGGTATTGGTCAATACCTGTACAGACTTTGACCGTTGCCGTGCTTCGCAGGATTTTCGCCGGGATGGGTGGTAGCATTAAAACCACCACCCAATCAACGGCAAATCCACGGTGGGCACTTGCGGATTGAGTAGTCCGGTCTGCTCTAAATAGAGCATTGCCATAGGAGCTACATTTCCGCTCATGCTTCCGGCGCTCACAGATGCGCCAGACCGTCCATGCACACTCACCTTGCCCACGGTAAAACCATTGTCAGACCCGGCGGAGATTGTCACGCTATCAAGGCCATTCACGGCGAAGAAGTCAATCTGCGCACATATGGCCTTTTTATACAGCGTCCGAACCATTGCCGGGAATTTGTCGATATTGTCACAAGTGACCGCCATGCGTGTCATTGCGCCCAATACATCCTCGGCGCGGGCGCATAACGCCGGGAAGGAGGCCTCTTCGGCCTCCTGTCCCATGTAGACGGTGCTATAAAAGGCGTAGTCTACAATCGCGCTCATGCAGTCACCTCAATTAGGCACCGACCACAAGCTGAGTAGAACCGCCGCCCACAACGAAGCCGGTCTGCTTGTTGACCAGGGCCACGGTGATATACTTGCTGGCGGTCTGCGAGACCAGAGCGAAGGGCACCGCACCGACCTCGACCCAGGTCTTGGTAGCGTCAGGCACCGCACCGTAAGTCAGGGTAACAGCCGCATCATTACCAGTAGAGTACACCAGCTTGAGGCCGTCATTCAGAGCGCCGTTCCCGGTGATACCGTGTCCAGTCACGGAAATGTTAGTGCTCCCGGCGGCGGTTCCGGCGGTGGAGGTCACAGTCAGAGTGCCGTTGGCGGGAGTGGCGGAGATATGGGCGTACACGCCAGCCTGCCGCTCATTGAGGATGAACGCGCCGTAGTAGTACCGCTCATAATACAAGTACTTGCCCTTGCTCTGCGCAGTGGGAGCGGACATCATAGCGGTCTCATACTTGATGGGAGCGCCCACGGCCAGAGGATCGACAATCACGAAATCGATCTGAGCGGCGGCGGAGGCGATAGTCCAACCCTGCGTGAAGTCGTAGGCGGTCTTGAGCATATCGGCGGGGACTTCCTTCACGGTCACGCCGTCCAGCCGGGCCACGTTACGGTCAACAGACTGGATGCCGTTAGTGACTTCGATGAACCGGGTGAGGCCGGTAGCCTGCTTCAACAGCTTATAGGTTGCGGGGGTCATATAGGCAATCAGCCTATCACGGTTCACACGCTGATTGACCATGTATTCCAGGGCGTTGTCCCACTGCACAAGGATATTGGCAGAGGTGAGGGCGGTGGTGTCCACGCCGCCGAAAGCGGAGGCGAAGCCCGCCAGCTTGGAGGCCATGAAAGCATCCATCTCGGGAACCTTCTGGAACTCGTTGAACGCACGGGTGATATTGGCGATGGTAGCCACATCCCCGGTCTCGGAAATGTCCATAGGATCGATCAGAGTGTCCCACTCCCGATCCATCTGCAGGGTCACGGCCTGGAGCTCGTTGTTCCAGTTGCGGGTGAACACGCCGTTGATGCTGTCCCGGTTCACGTCACGAGCGCCGGAGACCTGGAGGGAAGGAATATACATGGTCTTGCCCATACCGGGGCGATACAGGGCGGAGTTCTGCGAAGCCCAGATTTCGCCGAAATAGGACAGATAGGGATAGGCCTGAGCCAGGGCGCGGCTATATTCAGCCGCATAGTTCACATTCACGCGCACGAAATCAGCCATTTATGATTTCCTCTCTTTCTTTATTTCTTGGGGATAAAGCCCCACGCATCGGCGAAGCCTTGCACGGCCCCCTTATCGCCCTTGGGCATGGAGCCTTCAATGGGTGCGCCAAACGTGGGCTTGGGTTGAGGTTGAGGGGCCTCGAAATACTCCTCGTACTGTTCTCTGATGCCCTTCAACTGCTCGTCGATGGGTTTCGCTCCATCCTTGCGATCCACCATGCCATAGACCGTTTCAAAGAACTTCCCCTTCACGCCCTCAAACTCTTTGGAGGTGCGGGCCGTCTGCATCGCCTTATAGGCGTCAAATTGCCCCTGCAAGGTTTTGTATTCCTCGCTCTCTTTGGGGTCGGGGGATTTCAGGGTCTTTTCCCACTCGGTCTTGGCATTGGTCAGCGCCGTTTCCTGCGCCTGTGCGGCGGCAGACTTGGCAATATAGCCATCATCCAGCGCACGCCCATACAGGCCGAACACCTGTTCCGTGCGCTGTTCGGGGGTCAAGCCCTCATTGGCCATAATGTCATTGAGCGCTTTGCGGGTGAAAATATTGGACATATACTCCTCCTTTTTGCGGCCTTTTAGAGTGATAGGCCGGGGCGTGTTTAGCGTCCCGCCGGACGAAATTGTATGAAAAAAGCGCCATAAAAGGCGCTTGATTCAGCTCTTACTTTGTGTTATAATAATACTGTACGGTATCGGCGTGATGGAAGAAACACGCCCCAGGGCGGACGTGGCGCACTGTTGAGTAAAAAAGCCGGAAGCGGCCTGATCACCCGACAAAAGCGAGTATGAAAAACATACGCAGTAGACAAAACCGAAAGGTGCGGGGGTGAGATGCCCCGGGTGTGCATTGAAAATATGCACCGCCGATACTGATACTTAAAACAACCATCAAATATTGCCGGATGGTTGCTTTAATCAACTGGATAGGGGATAGGGGTTACTCCACTTTCGCCTCCGACGGTGTCAGGTCTATTCCGTGAATCGCCGCCTGTTTCTCAAGCTCAAACAGATACATCCCCATGTGATGCGCCTGTTCTTTCCAACTGTCAAGCGGGATTGGCGTATCAAAGCCGTGTTTTCCGACTTCTCGCAGGACAATCAGTTTATGCAGTTTTTCATATCTGATTTTGGTCTGAAAATACTCGGCCTTAAAGCGGTCTGTCCAATCAGGGCTTATCATAAGGTTTACGGTATCTTTCAGTGTCATTTTACTCCACCTCCGGCAAGTCCTCGGGTAGTCCGTTGCACAGAATTACATATTTGCCATCGGGCAACTTGGCGCATTTGTTGGCGAAGGTCTCCGCATCAATCGGATACTTACCACGGGACGGGTTGGCAATCACAGCTTCGCCCTTGGCGTTGACGCCGCAGAACACAATAAAGTGATTGTATTCCCACCAAACGATTCCGGGTCTGTCCTGCGTCAGCATCTCGGCGGGTGGCTCACTATACGCCGCCATATCGGTGAGGCCATGCGCCCGGCCCACTCTTATCATATCCTTGGCGGTGCATCCGGCCACGCCCACGCCCAGGTCTTTCGCCAGCATTTCCAGATTGGATTCGACGCCGTAGTAGTCAAGGAGCATTTTCAGGCAACACGGGCCGCAATAACTCGATTTGCGGGAGGTCTCCAGTTTTACATCAAACATATTCGTGCCTCCTTACCTCAACGGGTCAACCTTGACGGCGTTGGTGGGCAGGTCGAAGGTCGCCCTCTTATACTCCGCCATCTTGCGGCCTTCCGTGTCAAGGGGCGGCAGGCCCTTCGCCACAATGTCCTTGACTTTCTGCTTCTGTATGGTATCCATCGTGTTCAGGTCTTTCATGATCTGTCCCTCCTTTACCACGTAAAGACAATGCCGTCGTCCTCGTCATAGGCCGCGTAAGTCCCATTATTGAGCAGTTCGCTCAACCGCATCTGTTCTTCAGATTTGTCTATGACGTGGTAGTGATCCTCCACGGTGTATTCATCGACAATATCCACACTCATGACCAGATACTGCGTTACCGGGTCATAGTCCAGATTCAGGTCTTTCGGATTGTGCGTGATGTGCTTCGTCCACCCCAGCCGTTTCCGCTCTTCAGGGTTCTCGTCAAACCAAAAAGGCACGCCGAACACAATGTGGCCCGTTATCTTGCCGTCGTAGTCGTTCGGCGGGGCAGTTTTTAGCTTACCCTCTTCGTCAATTTTCTCGTAATGCCAGTTATGCTTTTCTGCCATTTCTCATTGCCTCCTCTCTTAGGTCGTGGGGAGGTTGGTGTGGGTGTTGAGCAACGTCCACATCTTATGCCCGGTGACGTTGGTGTAGTGCAGGTCAATCACGTTCATACCGCCGGTCTGGCTCTGCGTGCTGGTGGAGCCGACCTTGACGCCCTCGGGCGGGGTCAGCGTGCAAGAGAAAGATCCCGTGTAGCGGGTCTGAATCTCAAACCATGCGCCGTGCCCATCATCCTCGATGGTCGGGAGCTTAAATTCCAGCGGGCAGTCAATAGGAGTATCAAGGGAGTAGGTCACGTTGCGGGGCATACCCTCGAAAATGACCTTGCTGTGGGTGTAGTAGGTATCAGCCGGGACGGCCTCGCCAGTCGTGACCTCCGCCAGCGTATACACGCCGTTGTCAAGCGTATAATATGCCTTATCCGCCACAAAGGTTTCGTCAGTAGTGAGAGCATACTCCCACGTGGTGTAGGGGGCAATATCGTACACATAAAAAGTCGTGCGGTAGTCCAAATTCCGAATCGCAAGGTCAACGGCACGGAATATATACGTCTCGGAGGTGGAGCCGTCCCAATTGATAGTTACCGTTCTGGACTGTGCCGCCACGTCAAAGCATACGGCAATATCAATGTGATTTGCACCAGTCTCAATTATGGAGCCGTCCGCCCCAGTCACGGCGGTGGATTCGCCAACTGTCACGCCATCGGGTGCGGGAATGGTAGCGAACACATACCAGCCTGTATTCTCGATTCCGTAGGCGGAATACTCCGAAACGTCATTGACGTACACGGGAGAGCCCACCACGTCAACGGTCACACCGTTTATGATTTCGCTGTCCGGGCCGTTGATTATGTGAGTTTTGCCAACGGTGACAGCCTGCCCGAATTTGGGCTCGGTGTTGGTGAACATGCCTTTGAACGTCAACGTCTGCCCTTCTTTGGGATCGTTGATAAGGGCCAACAGGCCGTCAAGGCTGATGTTCTCCAACGGGTTTCCTTCATCCGTCAGTATTCGCCCGTCTTTGTAGAGTAACACTGTCATTTAGATTTTCGCCCTCCTTTTTTTGCCGTTTTAGGTTCCTCCGCCTTTGCGGGGGCTTTGATCTCCGCCCCGCAATCAATGCAGAAGAACTTGCAATTGGTACAACGTATGCGCTTGTGAGTACAGGTCATTTTATTTCCTCCCTACATTACATCCCCTTTGGTGGGGCCGTTACCTTCATCGGGCCATTCCGCCTTGACAGGTGTAAATTCCCGATTCCTGCGCCGGGGCAGTTCGTGGTCGGTGCAGAACTCCGCCAATTCAGCGTTTGCGCCGTCAACCTTCATCTGCTGTTTGGCTATAATTGCATCATCCGTCCCTTGGGCCTTCATTATCGCCAAATCCCGCTTTTCGTCTCGGAGTTTGCGTTCAAGCCGTCTCTGCTCCTGCGATAGGGCGTAGGATTCTTCATTGGCTTCTTCGCTTTGCGGACGGCCTTTGAGAGTTGAAAAACCGGGAATAAAGGTCATTGGATAATGTTTGCAATTCACGCCAAACAGGCCTGCCGCCTCGCCATAGCTGGTTTCGCTCTGTGCGTATACGTGTACGGTGAGGCCGTCAAGGTCTTCTACCTCCCCCGTCCAGCCAGAGCGGGAAATGACTTTCCCTTGCCATGGATAGCACAGAGGCCGTGCCCCGTTATGGCTGGAAACTTGGTAGAGGTCTGCGCCGTAGGATTCAGACCTTTCCCAGATAGCCGCCCGGGCCGTGTTGAACATGGTCGTCCGAATATCCATAGCAACATACGCTTCCGGTGTCCAATGATGCCCGCCGTGATCCACAAATCCGGTAAGGTTGTTCAAAACCATTTTCTGTACAGCGTCATGCATTGCTGTATTCCATGCAGAGACGCCCGTCACAACTTCACCCGCCGCCACATTCAACGCCGATTGCGTCACCTGTATACGGTTCACAACGTCCGCGACCGTTGCCTGATATGCGGCTTGCGTGCTTTCAAGCATGACCGTGTTCACAAGATTCAGTTTGTCGGCGGATTGCTGGTAATAACTTTGGAAAGCCTGCATCATGTTTGGTGTTACTTCCGGCGGCACAATGCCCTGTCCCTGCAAAAGCCCTTGTTCAGCGGCCTTGCGAAGGGTCGGTTCCTCCCGCTTTAATGCGTCCATGATAGAGGCTTCAAGAGCCTCCCGCAAGGCTTCGTCCGCCCCGTCAAGGCTCCCGGTGATTATGTCCACGGTCTCCCGTGTTACTTTGCCCATTTGAGCCAGCATCCGGGCCTGATATTCAAAAAGGTCTTTCGCCTCTCGGTCATTGCGAATGTATGGGAAGTACTTCGCAAGATTTATCAAAATCCGGTCAGTGACCGCCCCATATACCTCCGCCATAGCCCACGACATTTTATCCAGAAATTCAGGGCTCATTCACCAACACCACCGAATAGCCGAAGCTGATTCACGTCAACGGTTGATTGATTCTCCGCCTTGATGCGGTCAAGTTCCGCTTGCGCTTCCTTCTCGGTCAATCCCTGTCCATACTTCCTATCGGTGAGGAATGTGAACTTGGAGAGCAAGCCAGCGCCCACGAGCATAACGCCCTCATTGATATTGGTCTGCCTGTCTTGCGTCACTCCATCATCAAAGGTCACTTTGACCTCATACCCGCCAGCCGCCAGACTTTCAACGCTCTGTCCGTTGAAGTCCATTCCGTACAGGATAGCAACGTCAATGATATTGCGGATCATGTGCTCAATGGCGGGCGCAAGCTGGTTCTGTATGGTTTTTATGGTTTTGTACGTTTTGCTATTCTCGCTCACAACTTCCGTTGCGGTTTTGAGGCCCTGCGTTTGGTCGAAACTAAAAGCGGATGCGGAGAAGCCCACCTGCAAACAGAGGATAGACAAAAAGGCGTTCAGGGCCGCAATGTGCTCTTCCACCCTCAACTCCACACTGTTGTCCTGAATTTTCAGGTCGTTTGGATCATCGCTTGCAAGGGCTTCATATGTTTCGTCCCCAGCGTCAAAATACCGCCGAACCTGTCCGCTTTCAGGGTCAACAACAGTTCGCACGGCACGGGCCGGGACGATTATCCTTTTCTTGCCCAGTCTAAATTCTCGGACAAACGAATCATAGCAAATATCAAGGGCGTGGAGCGTTTCAAGCGCATTGCCGTATACGCTCATACCCAGCGGGGAATTGTCGTCAAGGTTGTTTGCTATGGGTGTACGGAAATAGGAGAAAAGGCTTTCCTCCACGGGGATTTCCGTTTCTTCGTCTAACCACGGGTACACATCAGCCAGCGGCCAGCGCACGCCCAATATATCCTGATTCTCCGCCCCGTTGGTGCCCTTCTGCATCTCCGCCCGGTAAAGCTGGTTCGTCACAACATAGGTTGCGCCGTTCCACTTGTGCCATTCCAGGCGGGTGTAGTAATATCCGCCCTTCGCCATGCGGGAGATGAAAACACCCTCGGTAACTTTGGCGTTATCCCACGCCGTAGGCACAAACTGATCCGCCATGCAGTAGCCCAGCCGCAACGCTTCGGTGCCGGGAACCTCGTTCCCTTCCGCATCCCTTCGCACGTCACGCCATACCTTGATAGCAGAGCCGCCCAGCGCAAGAGCCTGTTCAACCAACTCCTGCATCTTCTCTCCAAACGCATTGCGCCGGAGAACGTCTTGCACAAACTCGTTCAGCGGGTCGGGATTCGTAACCACGCCGTCCTCGTTGGTGTTTTCCGTCCAGCCGTTGGTCGATACCCTTATCTCGCATTCTTCGCCCCAAACCAAACTCGCCATTTCGGCGCAAATGGCCTTCGCCGCATTGAGGCGGTAGACCTGCCGCTCTCCCCTCGGATTGGCGACAGTCGGAGCCGGGATCAAGTGCCAGGGCCGATAGAATCCCCTGTATAGGGCTTTCCAGATGAATATTCCGAAATTATAAAACTGGTTAAAGGCGGGAACTCCGCCGATCTCGAATATGTCCTTAAACTCACGGGCGATGCCCGTTTCCGCCGCTGTCCTCTGCATGAGCCTCGCCCCCCATTTTTTGAAGCTGTCCCATATTTTCATAGCATCACCGCCACGAATCAATTAACGCCGGAATATCCCTTTCAAAGGCATATTCGCACGCATCTAAACTATCAATATTCGTAGTGCCGTTATCCAACCGCACATCCTCGGTAGGCTTTCCGCTGTCCCATAGCGCGCTCTTCAATGCGTCTATTGTCTCCCGGCAATTACGAGCAACAAAAAAGCGGCCTGCACCCATCAAAATGCAAGTCGCTCTGATCCTGTCATTTATCGGCCTTTTCATAGCGTTCCCGATATTCACGCCGATTCCCGCCGATGCCGCCGCCGCTCGTAGGCCGTTTATCAACGTCTGCTCCGCCGAATCGCACCACACATCCGTCACGAGCCAACGGGCACGGCACCGCCGGAGGAAGTCCACAAACTGGATGCCCAGTCGGTTCGGGTCAAGTGCCTGTTTTTCCCGATATTCATCCAGTACCACCAAACGGCCCTTGACGGTGTACCCCATACAACAAAAAGCGTGTGCAGATGTACCGCCGCCAAAGTCAACGCCAATCACGGCCTGCCGGATTGCGTCACCCGGTTCCAGATCATCAATGATAAACCGTTCTGGATTATCGCAGAACTGCCGATATATAACGCCCTCCGCCGCAACCCAAAGCCCCAATATATAGCGGTCATATAAGACTGTCCCGCTGTATTCCTTTTTCAGGTTCGCCACAAAAGCGGGATCAAGGAATGGATTGTCGTCTATCGTATAGGCTTGCTGGTATATATCCGCATCAGAATCAAGGAATTGTTTGAACCAGTGTTGAGGGTTTGCCGGATTGCACGTACCGTCAAATATGGAGTATGATTTGTCCAGGCGGCTTTTGAGCATATCAAATACATCCGGGTTCCACGTTGTAATTTCATCCCCATAGCAGTATTTGATACTTGCGCCTCGTACTTTATCCACCCGGTTGGCATTATCTGCGCCCAAACAGAAAACCTTTTGCCCGAACATCTCACACGAATTATCCGCCCTCAAATTGGAAACATATTCCGCCCCATATAGGTTTTGCATGGGTAGGAGGATATTCCGCCGAATGGTTTCCCGGGTGTTCCCCAGGATCACATTCAGCCCCTCTTTGTCGGCTACCGCCAACAGGCGCTTTGGAATCAGGAAATAATCCTGATACGTTTTCCCAGACCTTGTAGCTCCGGTTTTTATCGACCAACGATGATGTTTGAACACCGCTTCACGCCAGAACTCTTTTTGCATCGGTGAAAATATCATGCGTATTCCCACCTTCGCCCTGTGGCATCTTTTCTTAGTCCTAAAACATACCTTGAAACGGTTGTGTGTGACTTCGCACCGATGTATTCCGTAGCTTCGCCAATGCTTTTGAAGTAATAGGCTTGACCATGTGCGTCTGTCATTTTAATAGGCTTTTGCTGATGAATATGCGGATATTTCCCTATTGCATATCGGTTTGGCTTTTGAAATTCTTTGTTTGCATATTCCCAAACATATCCCTTATACGTTTTCGCAACTCCGCAACATGCCTTGCTTATTCCGCGATGATTGATATTCATTTCTCGGCTTGCATCTGCTACTGACGGGAAAACCTTTCTCTCCCCTGTATCAGTATCAATCCGCACTACCGCAACCGCTTTCGGGCTGTCCCCGCCTGTCCTCGGTGCTATGCAATCAGTAACTTCCCCGCCGCCTGACAAATTATAGCCGTGTTCGCGTTCGTTGCTATGAAACTTTGAAATCAAAGCTATTTCACGTTCGCAAGCTACTGTTTCTTCAAGCCCAGTTTCTATTACTTCATGCGTGAAAGCATCCCAGCCGTATTTCTTAATAGCTTGCCCGAAATAAGTTCTTGCATATCCTGCGCCTTTTTGCCAGCGTCTTTCTGGTGCTTGACACGTTATCCCGATATAAACTTTCCCGTTTATTTTGTTTGTGTGCTTATACACGGCATATAGCCTATTTGCTGGTTTAATCATTCGCACTCACCGTCCAGCTTGCGGAGCAGTTCAAAAATGGGAGCGTTCTTATCCGCATCGACCTTTGGCATATCCTCGGTGAGGTCTTTATATGCCGCCGTCAAATCACGTATGCGGAACGTGACTTGATTCTTGCCCTCTTTGGTTTTTATTTCAGTCGCATCATACGGATATTTCGCCTCAATCCGGGCCAGACGAAGCAGAAGCCGCTTTTTTAAGTCGGCTGAAATGACCGCATTATCTGCGGCGGCTTCTGCGGTCTTTTGCGTTGCGCGGGCGTTGCTTTTGCGCTCGACATCCTCCCGCATTCCCAGCCAGTTTTCAGTCTCCGCTTTATTGCGTACTGCCGCATATGTCAATCCATATTTTTGAGCCAGCTTCCTTTGACTGGTCCCGCCTCCGATATACTCCGCCCGGATTGCGTTCCAGTCTATCCGCTTTTCGTTCTCAATGGGTATCACCCCCGTTTTGCGTAGCTATCGTATATTTTCAGTTCCTTTTGCAACTGGTGCAAATGGCGTGTGAGGTTCTTTTTATGTATATCCTTCGCCGTCCTCAATTCGGCCTTCGTGCGCTCTATCTCTTGCAAATGCCTTTCCCTTGCATTAACCATTCAGCCGCACCGCCTTCAAGCCTGTGAAATCCTCAAATCTCTTGATTATGACATCGCAGTATTTCGGCTCCAGTTCCATCGCATAGCATCTACGATTGAAAGTTTCACACGCAATCAGGGTCGTTCCGGACCCGCCAAACGGCTCTATCACCGCATCGCCTTTGTTTGTCATTGCCTTTATATACTCGCCTGGCAAACCAACGGGAAATGTGGCCGGGTGCATTGATCTTACATTATTGTTCAATTCAGGATGCATGTACAAAACGGATTCCATTTGCTTGTATGGTTTTGAAGTGTCGCCTGTTGAGTGTTCTTCCATTGACCCGTCACGATTTCTTTTGGTTTTCCTCCCCGGATTATTTGTGATTGATTCTTCTTTCTTTTCCACCGTGAGATTGATTTCAAAAAATTCAGTTCCAAACACAAACACCCATTCATGCCGAAGCGGAAAAAAGGCTTTCGCTTGCCCAATATTGCCAGTCATACCTTTATCCCAAACATTCCACGCCAGCATTTTATATCCGCTCTCCCTTGCTATGCGGATATACTCATTCCAATACTCGTATATGTCATTATTTTTACGCTGAATCCCCAGATTGACACATTGATAGTCTGTGTATGGGCGATAGGCTGAAATGAACCTCGCCAGATTCTCCACCGAAAGGTCCTTTCCGCCCTCGTATTCCCGCATATCGGAATATGGCGGAGACGTGAAAAGCATCTTAGCATTTTCTCCGCACATCAGCTTGGATATGTCGTTCCCGTCTGTACTATCACCACACATCAGCCTATGTTGGCCCAATTGCCATATATCACCACGTTTCGCAATTGCCTCTTGCGGCACGTCTGGTATTTCATCTTCCTCGTATTCCGTTTGAGCATCGGAATAATCATTCTGCATGGAATCAATATCAAACTTCAGCCCGCTCAAATCCACGCCCTCAATTTCCAACTGCGCCAATTCTTCTTCCAGCTTGGAGAAGTCCCAGTTAGAAAGCTCGGTTGTACGATTGTGCCGGATAGCGTAATCCCGCCGCTGTGTGTCGGTCAGGTGGTCAAGCCGGATGCATGGAACGAGTTTCAAGCCCATTTCCTTCGCCGCAATCTGCCGCCCGTGACCCTCCACTATGATATTATCCTCGCCCCATATGCCGATAGGATCATTAAAGCCATCGGCGGCGATGCTCTCTTTTATCTGCTCTATATCATCCGGTGTATGTCTACGAGCATTGCCCTCGTAGGGTGTCAATTCATCCGGCGATAGGTAGACAATTTCAAGCTCCATGCAGTACACCTCCAACAAATAGAGCCGGGGTATTTGTCTGCGCGCCCCCCGGCAAGGCCCTCTCCTACCATTCAAGCGCACAGCCCCCACCAGCTACTATCCTTGGTGCGCTTCCCCACGGCGTGCAGGAGGTTTTGGACACGCCGCACGCCATTGTATTAAAGCCGCCTGCTCATACGGCTGTAATACCGACTATAATTAAAAAAGCCGACTGGAAGGATTTATCCTTCCATCGGCTATTTTAATTATAGCACAGACTTTTCAGCTTGTAAATATCCAAAACCGGCTCAAAATCGGCTCAAAAACCGTTCAGACCGCAATTCCGTACAATTTTTCCATAGCGGCCCGGAATGTTCGCTTCATGGTAGCTTTGGACAGATAGATATTATGCCGCCTGTTGTATTCCTCGGACATCCCCGCCCACGTCTGATATTTGTCAAACATTTTGAGAGATACCACTTCCCGCTCCATGACGGATAGGGCCGGGAGAAATGCTTCCTCCACTATGTGTATTGCTATGCGTTTATCCGCCAGTTCCGTGTCGATCTCCCGTATCATAGCCTCCACCTCTTTCAGTCCGTCCGGCTCCCAGCCCTCCGCAAAGAGCGCACCAAACCGGGCCGTGGGGTCACTCGTTCCGCTTCCGTGTGGCATATCGGTGTACACGGGCACGCCATTATTCGCGTCCGCCCTCATTGTGGCCCGTGCAGATCGTAGGGCTTCGCCCAAACTCGCCTTGCATTGTTCCAGATAGGCGCACCGCCCTTTATAGGCCGTGTAGTTCTCTAACAGTTTGTCCACCGCATCATGCGTCACTCTCTCACCCCTCAATCCTCGTTATAGTTATTTCCACCCTCGGATTATCTTTGTCGTATAACACCCGGCTCCCGTCATGCCCCGCCACAATGGTACAGTTATCATCAGCCAATATGCCGTATTGAACCATAATATCAAGGGAGGCTTCCAGAAGGTTCACCATGTCCACCTTTCGCCGGGTCTGCATATAGTACACGCAACACACATTGACGGGATAGTCAATCGGCTTTCTCAATACAGCCGCCTGATGCTTCCACCAGACGGCTGTATCTTTGGCATAATCCCGATATGCCTTAGATGGGATGGGGATGTGATTGACCACAATTTGCGAATTTTTCTTCGTCCGGGGATTCCCAGGCACCGTGAACTGCATCTTTAGAAGCACTATTCCCATCATTTCGCCTCCCTCGCCTTTTTCAGCCGTTCAGCCGCCGCCTGTCGCTGTTCCTCGCTCAACTCACGTTTGGTTCGGTATGGATTCTTGCCGAATCGGAACGGATACAGGGCACAATTCGGAGACGTGCAGTTTTTCACCTCATTTAGGCTCCCGCCGTTGCAATCAATGCAGAATTGGCGTATAGCCTTGACCGGGTTTTTGAGATCGGCCATCATTCCCACCTCCCGCAAGGCTGTATTTCGTAGCAGATTCCGCCGTGTCTCTCACAGTCTGCACATAACAGTCCATCAAATTCCGGCATGACCTTTATCACCTCGTTACACATCATCTGCACCACTTTCCGGGTCAGCGGTGACGCCTTGGCACACAGCCGTTTGTTTGCTATTATCTGCAATTCCTCCGCATTGACATAATAGATCATATCCACCGGAGTATCCCTTGGGGCTTTGTCTCCGTCCATTACATCCTGCCTATCATTACGCAAGCTGGACACAAAAGGCTGTGCATGTACATGACGGCAAAGGTGGGTCGCTATGTTTGACGGGATAGCCTCAATCAAAAAGGCGAATTGCAAAACCCTTATTGGGCTGTGCCTCGCCCTCAACACCTTATGCGTCAATTCGGAGGACGGAAGGGAAAGCGGGGTTTTGCCCCGCTTGGAAAGGTCTGTTATCCATATGCACCTTTTGAAAAGCATCATGTCATCCGCATTGGGGGATTTAATCAGCGTGACTGTCATTATTCTTCCTCCACCTTCCCCATATATTCCAAATCATATTCCACCACTTCGTCTACCATCAGTCTCTCCTTGTAATCCGCAATTCCGTAAATGTAATGCCCGGACGGGCCTTTTCCATACATCTCCTTGCAGGACACAAGGCCATGTTTAGGCACAGCACCCGGCACAGGTGGGCGCAATCGTAATCCATATCTGTATACCGTCATTCCTCCACCTCCCTCACCCTATCAAGCGGCTCGTGAAAATCAATAGTCAGACCCATTTCCCGATATACCGCATCTATTTCCTCGCTACTGTGTAGGCTGGTCAAATACCTTTCATCCAACGCCAGCAGAAACTTCAAGCACCTTTGCCTGCCGAATCCGAACTGTTCCCGCAATGTCAGACACGCCACCGCATACAAGCACTTCGTGATTTCCTCACCCGCCGCCGTGAAGCCCTCGTGCCATCCCTTCTCGTATTGCTTCTGTCCCCATTGGTCGTATTGATCCGGGGTTATTCCGTTTTTGCTCATCTCCCGGATTAACGCTTCTGCGCCCATCCCCCGGCGATATGCCGGGGTGGACTTTGCGGCCTGTCTCCGCTGTTGCCTATTCATCGGTGATGTTCCTTCCCTTTATCAGTCTTTGCAACGTTACCCATGCTTCTTCAATAAGCCCAGTCATAGCCATAGCGTGAATTGTTTCCTGCTCCGATAGGGTCAAATACGCTCTATGCCTGTGCATAGCTTCGGTAACTGTCTTTGGGCTCAATCGCCATCCAGGTTTATCGTGTATCGGGCGTAACTCGTCGATTCGCCGTAGCGATTTAGTCCGCTTTCTCGGCTCATGCTTATCTTGTATCCCTGCTTTTTCAAATCCCATACCCTCGCCCCCAGCCGCATAATGCCGTATTCCCGCATAGCTTCCAGCGGGGTTATACTTCCGTGCTCCCGTAAATGTGACAGTATCAAATTACATTGCGTCAATTCGGCTTCCCTCCTTACTTCCTCCACCGCCACGAACAGGGCCATAAAGGCCCCGTCCGGGTCGGTGTGGGCTTTGCGGTGTAACTTCCTACTCGTAGGCGGTGACAGTATCCAGTCATGCCGCCGTATGTAGCCCAATACCTCATCCGTCCGCACGTCTCACCCCTCCCGGTGTAATCCGCTTCATTTTTACAAAAGCGCATCTTTTATCTGTTTGAGATATTCGCATATCTCTTTCAAGGTCGTCAACACTTCGCCATTAAAGGACGTTGAGCCATTATCATCCATCTCAATCGCCGTCTGTGCAATGCGGGCTTCCTTCTCTGCCTTTCGTTTTGCAGTACTCAATTCGGCCATTTTGCGAAAACGCTCTGAATTGTCTCTTCTATTGACAAATCCATTACGCCGCCACGACCAAATCTGACTCGCATTTACATCCAGCATATCCGCTATCATGCTATCATTATAGCCCAAATCCATGAGGGCGTTGACCTTCTTATACGCTCTCTGTTTCTGTTCGGGCGTGTAATAATTCCTTTTCTTCCGGGTTTTCTCCATTTTGATTCCCTCCTATTGTGTTGATTGTAGTATTATTTTTCCTCCCGGTGTAAAGAGTGTTCCGAATCGAAACCATCGGGATAGCGGGCTTTCAGCTTCTCAACATTGTGTTTCGCAACGTCATCAAGAGAAACCCCCCATGCCGTGAACAGTTCCGCCAGCATCCAAAGTACATCCCCACCTTCATCCACGACCTTATCCACATCAAGCGTGTGGCCTTGATAGACCTTCTGATACAGCCCTAACACTTCTCCGACCTCGGACGCAAGGCCGAATAAGGCGTGTTTCTCCATCTCTAAAACGCTTAGGTCTTTATTTATCGTTCTCGCCGCCAGCTTTTGAAACTCGTTCAAGGTCATTTCTCCACTTCCCTCCTTGTCTCCCATAGCGCTATCGCTTCGCCCTCCGTTTTCGCCAAAAATGCGACCCTGTGCTTATCAACGTGGTAATTTTCGCATTCCACGCACGCCCCATAATTCCACGTCCACAAATTAGGTCGCCCTCCGCAAAACGGGCACGGTTTTAATGTGTCAACTATCATTCGCCCACCTCCATCTTCGCCCAGCAATGGGGGCAGTAATTCATGCCGTTTTCCTCCGGCGTCCCATCATTAAGGCACCACTCCTGCCCGCACTCGGAGCATTGGTAGTGGACATCGCCCCATCCATCATCGCACGTTAGCCATTTCCCCCGCTTGACGGGTTCCGCATCCACGGCGGGCTGTGTCTCTAACATGGCCTTTATCCCTGTCCAATGGATTAACTCGTACCCGTGCTCGGCCCATTCCTCGACCTCCTTGATTGCCGCATCCCGATAAATCAAATCAGCCATTTATTCAACCTCCTTTGGCAATTCTGGAAGCGGCATCCAGTGTGTTACAAAATCTGCTATTGCAACGCTCGTGTATTCGTCCCAATTATGGATGCATTCCCACCAGCCCTCCGGGAAATAATATTCATCCGTTTCCTCGTCGTATTCTGCACCAGAACCATCACAATCATCCCAATTACTTACTGATATGCTCTTTTTTGCCGTGTACATCGCTTCGCACACATACCTTTTTTTACCCCCAGAGAGCAACCGTACTTCGCAACATGCCAACACATGTTTGCCACTCTCCGGCATCCTTTCTTTTACACTTATCCATTGCGGCCTCACATCCACGGCGGGGGCCGCAACCAATGCCTGATACCCAGCATCCAATCCCCTTGCATACGCAGCATCTTCAAAGCTATCTATCGCCCACGGCACAAGGCCAGCAAAAACACCAATCAGGGCTTGACGGTCTATTAGGTCACTCAATCCGATTCTCTCCTTTCGTCCTTCGCCCTCGTATTCCATTTTTTGAGTGCTTCTTCTTTCCCATCGAAGAATCCGATATTAAGGCTACATTTTGCGCAATGCACCGTATATCTGATTAACTTCTCCGTGCTAAATATCACTTTTGCATATGCGGGCGTTTCCCCGCAAAATGGGCATGGCCTCAACTCCGTTTCAATTACCCCACGCAACCGCCTTCCTTTCAGCGTCCGTTGGCTTCGCAGACCAACACCGCCACCTATAACCGTATGTCGATTTTTCCAAAACATCAACATACTCTTCGTAATGTCCGTCAAGTATAAAACTTATAGTCGAGTTCTTATTATGCCAGACAAACGCCCACATTGCCTTACCGTTATCACGCTCAAGATATATCTGACCATCAATTTCTTCAACCTCCTTAAGCGTCAGCACCCTTGGCTCCTGTGCTTTTGACAACACTTTCAGCTTTGCAATGGCTTTTTGTGCTATCTTTTGCCATTCGTCCCTTGATGATTCAAGCAACTTTATATATTCAGCATCATTCTTTCCCGGTTCCCAACGAAAATCATTAACTCGGATACTCAATCCCAATCCACCTTCTTTCCACACCACTCGCAATACCTCTGCCCGTAATATAATAGCGTGTGACATTCCGGGCATTTATAGTCGTTACATTGTTTATTCGCTCCCTCGTGTGCGAGAACAGGAACAACAGCTTCCTGTGCTTTAAGCAGTTCCAGCGCATCATCCAGCATCCCCACAGCTTCCTCGTACTCGTAATGATTCATCCCAATGCCGTGATAGGCACCCGTAACACACAATGTCCGTAAGATTTGCAGATTGCTTATCACCTTATCCCGGTCATCCATTCTGATCCGTCACCGCCTTTTTATACTCGATGTAATAGTGTTTCTTCCCGGCTTCGTCCTTTCTCGTAGTTACCTCAAAATCCTTGTACCTGTCTATTACCAAATCCGTATCTTTTTTATATCTCCATACAGCCAGATTGATTGCGTGTTGTATCACGTCTCTTTTGTAATTCTCGGAGTATTCTTCAACAGTAACTTCGCACAGTGGGATATTATCACGCATAATTTGCATAATATCTGCAATAACCGCTTCCTGCGCTTTACGGTATTTGTCCGATCTGCTGTCTCCGTCCGGGATTTTGTCAATCTGCTTTATCATCATTTCCCCTCCTTGCTCCACAGCCACGGCGCACCAAATCGGATGTATTCGACTTGCGATTTTGCCCGGAGTAATACCCGCTTGCGTATCGGCCCTTTGCTGTACCACTCTATTCCATACTGGACATCTCCCCGGCGTAGCCATAAACTGCCATACTTCGTATTGCCGTGTAGCGTCTCAATCCGCATTATACAATCTCACCCGCCTTTATTGTCCACGCTTTTCTTGCAACGATAGCCGCCGCCTGTTCAATCGCTTTTTCAACAATTTCGTTCTCATGCTTGTATATAATCTCCCGCATGAGCCTCTGTACATTGTCTTTGTACAGTTTCCGCAAATGAGAATATCTTGAATCCCCGTCAAATAAAAATGTCTCAATTTCTTTCGTTGTATTATCTGTAATTGTCTCTACCACACTTTTTTGTATTTCCAGGTCGTCAATATCAACAGTTATTTTCATCTTTCTCACCCCGCAATCATCATTACCCAGCTTGCAATGCACGCCAGCGACCCCAGCCCGGTCAGCACACCCAGCACCCCATTCACCATGCGCCTCCGTGACCGCTCCGCTTCTCTCGCTCTCCGCTTATACCAATTCGCCACCGCTGTTTGCCTCCTTCTTCCTTCACACGCCGCTTCGTATAGTTCCCGCCACAAAGCGGGACTTGCGATCCTATCCTCCACCGTGTAGCCCTCCTATTCTTCCTTCATGTCCAATTCGCAGAAGTCCTCACCACATTCGGGTTCAGGCTCCGCAAATGGGATTTCTTCTTCGACCTTCGCCGGGGTTCCGTCCAGCTTTTTGTCTGGTTCGTCCTTGTATTCCAGCGTCTCCATTCGGAGGCTCTTTGCAAACCTCCCGGCCTTACTTCGCCGTATTGAGTATCCAACCTTCATGGTTTCAATCATCCTCGCAATGCACGAATTTCAATCCCTTGTAATTACAGACACGGGTCTTTGCGTACCACAGCGCATTTTTCAACGCCCCTTTGCGAAACCCGTATTCCCGTTCCGCATCTCGGATAGTCCGGTATTTTTTGCCATCGGTCAAACACATGCACGGCACCCCGCTTTTACGTCTGCCCTTCGCCATGACATCAACGGGGCCGGGGTTGTAAAAAGCGTCCACATAATCCGGGCAATCTGATACCCTGCACCTGTCATGTTTCTGCCCGTCTATCTCGCACACGCCGTATCTGATACACAGCCCCCCCACAATGGGGGTTGGTGTCCTGTACCGATCCACCTTGAAATGCACGCACTCCCCGCATACAGGCCGGGTTTTACGATCCGTCACACGGCCCCACCTCGCAACGTCTGCGCCATCCGTTCCAGCTTCGCCCGGGCTTCCATGTCATCCATCCGGGTGTCATCTGACAATTCCCCGTCCATTGACTTCGTGCCCGCCATCCCTTTAAGTGCTGCCATGAACCGCTCAAATCCGGCCCCGCCCGTCTGCTGGTGTTCCGGCTCCCGGCTCTCAATCCTCAACGGTTCCTCATGCGGTTCTTCCAGCGCAGGGCGGGCCGCCTCTCGCAGGGCCTTGACGTTAGCTTGCATGGACGGCGGGAGAAGTTTGTCCGTCCGTTCCTGCTCCGCATACTGGTTATACGAGCGGCAAATCATCGGGCGGATGTTCATGTCAAGCACTTCTTCGTCCATCAAGGCCCACCTGTATAACGTGTCCGGCCCACCAACGAGCCTTTTCAGGATTGGGTGTAGCTTCGCAAACTCCTTCCCGGCATTGTATGCGCTATTTGACACGGCCCGCTTGACTTGCTCCCACGCCTCCGCCTCGGATGGGACATCCGAAGCGGGTTTCAGCGTGGCGTTGACAATTGCCATGATCTGACCTGGCACGGGCGGGAACCCTTTTGTGTCGTTCATCATAAACTGCTTCGCCGCCGACAAAATCAGGCTTGCGGGGTAGTCCACAAACAAATCCGCCCATACCGAAACCATGTTCTCCGCCTCTTGCCGGGTCAATTGCTTGTAATAGACTGGATACGTTTTCCGCATCTCGCCGAATACAAGCAACATTTCCTCCCTTGTCACGGTATCACCTCCGCTTCTACCTCCACGGCTCTCATACGTTCTTCCTGTTCCCTTATCATGTCCTCAAATGGGTTACTGCTCTTCTTCGCCCTCGTGGCCGGGGCGTTTAGATAGCTTTCAAACTTCGACCCAAAAAGCGTTTCAGGCCGGAGATACTTTTCCATATCCGTACCCAGCCATTCAGCGCATTTCTTATCAATCACGGTCTGAAAGTCGTCCACCGTAAAGCCCTCCGCCAAACGGGCGTTGATGTGCTTCTGTGTCGCCGCCGTACTTGGTCTGTAATTGGTTCCGGCTTTTGCATTGAGCATTTCACATATGCGGCGGACATCATCGTTCTTTCTCTTATCTCCCTCTTTCTCTATCTCTTTCTCTTTCTCTTTATCTATCTCTGTGTTACACGTTGTTACAGGGCCGTTACAATGTAACGCTTTGACAGAACCGGCAGAAATGGCGGTCGCCGCTCTGTGTCGTCTGACCCTTCGGGCAGATTCACACTCGGAGCCAACCATTTCATTTGCCGTGGTTATCTCGTATTCGCTGACCGTGTTTTCCTGCAAGATGCCGTTAGCCAGCAGGAATTTTACGGTCACTTCTACGTTTTCGGCTTCTTCGTCAATGTCAAGGGCCAGTTCGTTGACAAAATCACTTTCGTAGCCCTCATAATATAGTTTTCCATCATCTTCCATTGACCGAAGAAGCATTTTGAGATAGATAATCGTGAATGTGTCACCCCCGGCGATTTTCCGCAAGCGTTTGATTTCCTTTTGCCTGAAAAAATCCTCCGGGAGTTTAAGCCAATAGTAACGTTTGTTTCCATCTGCCATCTATCACTCCCCCCATTTGACGGGGGCGGTAAAACGTATCCAAACGTATCCAAACGTATCCAAACGTATCTACCGCCACCGCATATCATCGGTTAAAATCAGAAGGGCAAATCATCATCTCCGGGGAGGTTGGAATCATCGGGCGGGGGAACCTGTGTGAAGTCGAAGCCCCCGATGCGGGTCGTGCTGGTGCTGTGCTGGTTGGTGTCAAGCGTTTTCCGATCCAGAGGCCGGAAGTCTCCGGCCTTGACCTTCGCCACGCTCAACGCAAACCGGGGTTTGACAGTCACGCCCACGGAACCGTCCGATTTCTTATACTCTTCTTCGCCGAAGTTAAAGCCTACCATCTTCCCCATGAGGGAACGTTCTTCCCATTCAAAACGGAATCCGGGGTTAGAATCCTCAATACTCGTAATCAGCCCCTTAAAAACGCCTCTGGTGTTGCCGTCAGAATTGGTTATCGTAGTCCTGTAAATCCCGGGCCATTTCGCATCCGTCCGGCTCCGCTTGGCGTAGTCGAACCGCCGCTTGTAATAGCCGTCCAGCTTGGTGCCGTCCGCGATTTCCAATTGCAGGGCAATCATGGGGAGGTGGGAATCCTTCGTTTCCTCAACCTTCGCTCCAATGATCCGGCAGATGTGACCGCCAACCGGAATGGTTTCGATTTCGCCGTTGAACGCCTGCGCCGTGTCGTAATCTCTCGGTTTCGTAATCATCTGTAATCCTCCAATACTTTTAATACCTCTACAATGTCATTGGGCACGGTGTTTTCCTCAAAAGCCCCCAACGGGGTTTTTGCCGTACTGTTGTTAGCATGGACTTCAAAGACGTGCTGACCGTCAACGCATTTTGCCAAAAGAACGGTGGTGAACTTGCTTTCAAGCACTATCTTATCCAGCTTCCGCCCGTTTGTCTTAATGCGTGTCCAGGTGTTGCCGTAGTCGTCTCTATCGGTCTGCGAATGGAAAAGGCAAAGGCAAGTGAGATCATCCCGCATCCGGAGCATATAGCCGATAATGCCATAGACCGCCGCCGCAAGGTCTGCCCATTTGTCATAGCCTTTTTCCTTCATCCGGGCCATTTCATCATCGATCATGGTTCCGTTGAAGGTATCCACAACGATGTACTTCAAGGCCGGATTCTTGCTTGACTGCACCGCACCCAGAATCTTCATAATGTCCTCGGGGGAGGACACTTTGAAATAATTCTTATGTTCGGTGTTGTAGCTTGCCCGCCAGCCTTTCCACGAAAGGCCCTTGCCGTCCGCATCAATATAGACCGTCTCGGCGGGCGGGAGATTGCGAAGGGAAGTGGTCTTGCCCGCTCCGCTCTCACCCATGATTGCAATTACTTGTGCCATTGGGTTTCTTCCTCCTTCTGATTCTTCCTTCTGTGCTGTCCAGCGTGTCCACCCGCTTCATCTGCCGCCTTTTCCCGCCGTGGTCTGTGACCTGCACCGTTTGCACGGGGCCTCTCCGAGACGCTTGCTCCTATTACTACCGGGCCGCTGGTATTGAGTTTTCAAGGTTCGCCCTGCTCTGCCTTTTTCATGCGGCCTTGCAACCGCCAACGGGGGCATTAGGGCCGGGGGCTTTTAGGCCCCCAACTGTTTTAGTAGTTTCTCGCAGAGGTTTTCGGCTATCGCATCTTCTGCCATCAGGCGATAGAGCGTTTCTTTCCGCATGTCGTCACATTCTTCTTCGTCCAGCGTCCGGCTGTACCGGGCGATTCTGTCCGCCCTTATGTCCTGCTCAATCTTGACCATGTGCCGGACAATTTCAATTTCATCTTCGCCGACCAGCACCAACTTCACCAGCTTATTCATCCTCGCCATCCTCCCTCATGCTGTCCGTCAACAGTCCGTAGGCCACCCACCAGATAATCAACAGGCTTCCCGCAACGGCCCCCACATTAAAAACGGTCATCGAAATCGCCATATTCTATATCCTCCCTCACCGCCGCTTCCCTTGCGGCCCGCCTGTGCATCATCTCACGGACTAAATCTAACTGTTGGTCTCTCACCCTGTCCCCTTCCGGGGTTCCGGCAAGGGCGGCGCAATCATCGGCGATTCTCACCACCGCCCCGTTCTTCGCTGTCATCGTGGCCCGGATCATCGGGATGCCTCCCATTCAAGGTTCAGGAGCCGGGTGTTCTCTTCCCAGTATGTGTCCATGATGTGCTCGTTCTCGTTCATGACGCTTTCGATTTGCTTTTTCAGCTCATTCAGGTCATGCACCCATTCGTCCCAGCCCTTTGCATCTTCAAGGTTTTCGATCAGGCCCTTTACTTCGGTCAACGCTTCGTCCAACGCTTCGTTCTCGTTTTGTGCCTCGCAGAAATCTTGCTCGTTCATTGCGGTTCCTCCCTTTGCGGTTTAGTACGCTTTACTTCGCTTGTACAAAAAATTCGCTTGCGTCCACGTCCAACGCCTTCGCCAGTTTCAAGAGCGTTTCGGTAGTGGTGACGTATCCCGGGTGTGTCTCAATCCTCCAGATTGTAGCCCTCGTAATATTGGATTTCTGGGCCAGTTCGGCCCGGGTCAGACCCTTATTCTCCCGGATGCGCTTTATGTTTTCTCCCATCAAATACCCCCTTTGAGTGTCGGTCACTGTGTTCTCCTTACATGGTATAGTATAACACATTAAACGCCAAATGTAAAGTGTACTATACTACTAAACTATTACAAAACTCCTACAAATATATTGACTTTTGGTGCTAAATATTGTATAATAAATTAAACAAGGAAGGAGGGAACCGCCGTGAAGATAGGGGATATTATCATGCAGTACATCCACGAGAACGGCATGAATCAAAGTGAATTTGCAAAGAAAAGCGATTTGACGAAGGGCTATATATCCATGCTGACAAACGACAAAAACCCAAAGACGGGTAAACCGTTCACCCGGCTATCAGGGGAGACGTTGGTCAAACTCGCCAAAGCCATGAACATTTCCGTCAATGAATTGATGGAGAGAATGGACAATATACGAATCAGCCAGGAACCGCCCTCCATCCCGCAATTACAGACAATAGCATACACCCCGGCTCGGGCGATGGTTCCCATTATCGGGGCGGTTCGGTGTGGCCCCGGTGGGCTTGCGTTTGAGGATTTACAGGGCGCAGAAATTGCGGACGTGCCGAACCCTGCGGAATATTTTTATTTGAGGGCGGACGGGGATAGCATGGAGCCGAAAATCAGCGCAGGGGATTTGGTGCTGATACACAAACAGGAAGAAGTCGAAAATGGGGAGTTAGCCGTGGTCATTATCAACGGGGAGGAAGGGACGTTGAAGCGGTTCATGCGGAAAGATGGGGCTGTGATACTGCAATCTTTCAACCCGGAATACCCGCCCCGCATCATCCTCGGGGAAGAATTGAAAAGCGTGTGCATTGCGGGAAAGGCTGTCGAATTAAAGAGGAAATTATAGAACAACACCCCCCACCGACTCGGGCGGGGGGCGTTGCCCAGGAAGAAACCCGTGAAGAAAGGGATCGGCGAAAGATCAGACCGCATGATTATAATACCACACATCGGGAGAAATTGCAATAGAATGTTGGAGGGGTTGACTAAATTGGAGTATGCACTTTATTTGAGGAAATCACGAGCGGATGCAGAAGCGGAGGCACGGGGCGAAGGGGAAACACTCGCACGGCACCGGGCCGCACTTCTCGCCCTTGCGGATAAGGCCGGATACCATATCAAACACATCTATCAGGAGATAGTATCAGGTGATACCATAGCCGCACGGCCTGAAATG